GACCAGTCTACAATAGCGAAAATGGTTCATGCATATTTCTCGAAGACCCTTTATTATGAGATGGAAGATACGGTACCTCACGAGTTACGAACACTGATGGTGGAGTGGATAACTAAAAATATTATAACAAGGATTACGCACATGATTGGTCAGCTGTGGGCCATTCAGCAAGGAGGTGTTCCAAGTGGGTGCTTCAATACATCTCACATGGATTCATGGATAATGGGGATGTACTTTTTCCTTTTTGCCTACGAACAAATATCCAGAGCCCCCCCACATGAGCGAGATAAGCTTGAAGATGCCCTAATTCGACTAATTTTTTTAATAGTGTACGGAGATGATCATGCATGGAATAAATCGGAGGATGAGATGGTAGCGTACTGGTTCTCAGGAAAAGAATTTCAGAACTTTATGAAGGTGTTTTTTGATGTAGATGTTCGTGAAATGAAGGATGGTTTAGCCTTTCTCTCAAAGGTAGATGGGTGGGGCTCAATAACAGAGCTCGGTTTAACTTTTTTAAAATATCAATTTGTCAAAAACCAGGAGCAGGGAAAGGACCAGCCACGATATTTTCCTTTTAGAGAAACATGGGAGTTCGTTATCCGAGCCCTGATTGGAGGTAAAGGAGAAGAAAGGAGTGTTGTGGACGTAGTATTGTCTGTCTTGGGCCATGCGTACGGAACTTATGCATCGAATAGAGCTGCATACGATGCGTTATTTTGTATTTACAAGGCGTGCTTTCAGATCTTAGGGCAGGGTGCAGAAGAAAAAATCAAGGAAATGTTGGAAGCCCTACCTTATGATGACTTACGAGCCATGAGAAGAAAAGGTATAACCCCGCAAGAACTTTTTGCGGGGTTTCCTACTTGGCAGGTATTGGTTAACAAGAATGCGTTCGATGAAGCTTACCATACTCCGACTTTTAACTTGCTCGATGTGAACAAGAGTGATCTAGACTTTTAGTGGTAAATACACGCGCCAAGTTAAAAGGCAGAAAATAACTGTCCACCCATGTAATGCCTAGGTGTAAACCTAGGATTTGAGGGCAGGTGAGAAAACACCCGAAAAACAGTTTTTTTTTCCTCATTTTTTGAGGTTTTTGTATCAAGTGATATGACTCTCTGTGGAGAGGAAAAAAGTAGGTGAGAAAACACACTAAAC